CTGTTGTGTCGAAACAGGGCAAGGCGGCGGGCGACAAGAAGATCGAACGATGTCTTGTGATCGAGGTCTGGGTGAGGGATAACCGGATCCGGACGGAGAAGATAAAAAAGCCGCTTATCGATGAAACCACAGGCCAGCAGGTCGTTGACGCAGAAAAAGGGCCACTGTTCAAAGAGATCACCACAGTTGTTCCCGTCTACCGCGACGGCATCCGTAAAATCACCATCACCAAAACCAAGGACCCGGGAGTCAAGAGTGGTGTCATGGTCCTGGATGACTGCGACAACCCGAATATCAACCCTGCGTTGCCCAAGGAACAGGCGATCAACACCTACCCCTGGGGGAAACTCCCTGTCTATTTCGCCAACTCCTACAAGGACGGCGTTTCGATATGGGGATTCAGCGCGGCCGAGCAGGTCGGGGACCTCATCGTCAAGATAAACCAGATCGTGACGAAGCTGATCGCCTACGTGATCAATGTAATGGCCCCTCCGCTCATCGTTCAGCAACATTGCGGCATCACCCGGGAGATGATCGAAAGTTCAATCCAGAAGGCCGGGAGACTCATCCTTATGCCTTCTACGCCCAACGCCCGGATTGAGTTTTTGCAGATCCCGAACCTCCCCGAGACGTTCTTCAGGGTCCTGGATCTGATTATCAAGCTCTTTGATAGGGTGTACCAGATCGAGGACGCCGACCGGGGAGAGCGGCCGACCGGGATTATTGCGGCCAGTGCGATTGTGGCCCTTCAGGAGCGTAACCAGGTTCTCATGCAGACCAAAACCACGTCGATCGACAGCCTTGTCGAGGCTCGTAGCCGATGGGCGATAGGGCTCTGGCAGAATCACGGCACGAATGAGGAGTCGGTTGACGTCGCAGGAGAAGCCACGCCGTTTGTGGGGGTAAACTTTGCCGGCCGGAAATTCAACTTCGTTGTGGAGGCGGGCAGCACAACTCCGCGGACCAGCTTGCAGCTCAGGGAAGATGCTGTGAAGCTCTATGAGTTGAAGGCAATCGGACAGAAGGGTCTCCTGGAGGCCCTGAATTGGCCGAATTACAAGGAAGAGCTCGAGCGGACGGCGGAGGCACAGACCGACCAGGCCCTTCAAATCCTCGTCGAGGCGGGTCTGCCGGTCGAGGAGGCACTTGCGATCAAGCAATTCGTCATGCAGTCGTCTCTACAGACCACGAACCAAGGGAAGACGACGACGAAAACAGCAGCACCGGCCGCGCCGAGTGCGCCGAGTGCGGCGTAAGGAGACCACCATGCCAAAATCAGCCAAAGAGATGACCCAGGGGATGCAGGAAGCGCTTGACAAGGCCAAGCAGAAGGAAGTCACCCCGGATAAACTCAGGGAGATCGGGGTGCAGAAGAGCGGTTTGGCAGGTCAAGCGGCAGACGCGATCATGAAGCGGAAAAAGGCGATGGAAGACGCGATGAAGGAGGGAGGGAAGGTTTTATGACAACAGGAGGAGGGTTATTTTGGGTAGGCGTGTTTTACTTCATGGCTCAGTTGGTGGCGTATGGATACACATTTTTCACAACAAGGTTTCCGAACAAACAAGTTCAACGTCTTGACCGCCTTGAAAAGATCCTGCGGGATAGCGGATTGGAGGAGGTCTGAACATGCCGATATACGAATACGAATGTAGGTTCTGTAAAAAGGTCACGGAGAAGGTTCAGAAGGTCACTCGCGTCACCAAAAGAATCCGGTGCGAGTGCGGCCATGTCGCCCGAAGGGTTCTCAGTAAGGCGGCGGTCAAGTGCGACGACGCCGTGAACGTGCCCTGGCTCGAATCGGCAAAGATGACCCTGCCGAACGATGCGAAGAACATCTCGACGCGGAGCGAACATGCGAAGTACCTCAAGGATCATAACCTGGCTTGCGTGGGGTAGCCATGGACGAAAAAATAGAACCCATTGTGATGGCAATACGAGATTATCTAAAAAAGTTGTTGCAAAGCCATAATACGGGGAAGTATTCTGTAGCCGTCGAAGTAAATTTGTCGCAAGGCGGACGTGCAGAAATCTATTTACTGAAGAATTCAAAGGAAAAACAGTGAAGCGATAATTTAACATAGGGAACCAGACGACCTTTTTATAAGGCACCGAAGGCCCAGAATTACGGACAACTCAGCAATGAGCCGTATTCTGGGCTTTTTTATTTTGTTTCACCCCTGAACGACGGGACAACCAGGCTCACCGGCCCGTAAGGGACAACCGGAATTCACCCTGGCCCAGAAGGAGAAAGGGAAAATGGAGAAGACAGACGTGAACGTAGACGCGGGAACCGAAGGGATCGCCGGAACGCCTTTTAAGACGCCAGAGGCATTGGCCGAGGGGTATGCAAACCTCAAGGCCCTGCACGACAAACAGGCGAACGAGCTTGGGACAATCAGGAAGGAGCACGACGGCCTGAAGTCCACAGCCGAGACCCTGGCAAACGTCCTCAAGGAGACCATGACCAAGGGCCAGCAACCCGCAGCGAAGGCCGAAGCGACGGTCGACTATGGCAAGGAGATTGCCGCAGCCAAGACAGAGTTGAAAAAACTCGATCCGACTGACGACGAATACTCCTCCAAACAGGCCGAACTTGTCGACAGGATCGCTACTCTCGCAGCCACCGCGCAGCATGAGAAGACGTTGAAAGCGGCGGGCGATATGTTCAAGGGCGAACTCTCCGAGCGCGACGTGAAGGCCGCACAGGAAGCCTTTCACCGCGAAAACCCTACGTTCAATACCCCGGAAATGCAGGCGAGGATCAAGGAATACATCGCCAAAGACAGAACCGGGATGTCTGACCCGCTGTCGGCTTTTCGAGAGATCCAGCGCGACGAAGCCGCAGCGACCGCAAAGGCCCTGGCCGAAGAGAACGCCGAGTACAAGAAGCGCCTCGATCTCGCCAAGGGCACCGATGAAACCGGAAAGGTGATTGTCAAGGGTCAGAGCCCCGGGCAGTCGAAGACGAACCAACCAAAAGCAACCGGCAAGGATTTAGACGCGGGCATGGCAGCCGCTCTCAAGACGGCCAGAGAATCCGCGTAAATGGCCTCGCTGGTTGAGAAATAAGGAGAAAAGATCATGTCTTTAATCAACCAGCTCAACGCGACCACAGAATATTACTGGCTCAACACCGAGCCTGAAGACATTCTCAACAAGGCCTCAGCCCTCCTCTGGAAGCTGATGGGGAACGCCAGGATAAACGACAACTGGGAAGTCAAACCCCATGAGATCGTCGACGGCGGACTGATGGTCAAGATCCCGTTGGAATACGCAAACTCCAACTCGGGGCAGTACGGCGCCACGACCATAATCAATCAGTCGAAGGTCAGCATCATCGATGCGGCACGGTTCAGATGGGCCGGTGTCTACGGGTCCAACACCCTGAATCTGGACGACCTTACCCAGAACACCGGTGATGAGGCGATTATCTCCCTCACCAAGCAGTACATGAAGAGCATCATCAAGGCCGCAAGGGTCAAGATGGCCGCCGATGTCATCGCCTCCGCCGCCGATTCCGACAGCATCCTCGGCCTCGGAAACCTCTTCAGCACCACGACCTCCACGGAGTACGGGTCAATCGACGAGGACGAGATGGCAGACTGGGCGGCCAAGGTCATCACGACCGCGGAAGCCGTTTCCTTCGAGACCCTGCAGAAGGTTTTCCGTGAGCCGAACATGGGCGATGTCAAGGAGATGCTGCCCAACTTCATCGTGACCACCGCTCTCCTGCGCGACGGGTACGAACGGTCGCTCCATCCTCAACAGCGGTACACCGATACCAAGGCGGTAGAAGCCGGCTGGGAAAACATCACCCACAAAGGCGCTCCGATCGTGGCCGATACCGGTGTCTCGACAGGGTATCTCTACGCCCTCAACCTGAACTTCCTCAGCCTCCGGAGTCACAAGGATTACAACTTCACGACTCCCAAGTGGATCAACAAGGAAGTCCTCGGGCAGCCGGATACCATCACGGCGAATACCCGCTGGAGAGGAAACCTGTATTGCTCCAACCGGAAGATGCACGTCCTCCACACGAACCTGACCGAGCCGGTCTAAACCATAGCGCCCGGGGCCCCGCAAGCCTCGGGCGGCAACCCTTAACCGGGCTGGCGCAACGTCACGCTGCCCACAGAAAGGAGAAATACCATGGGTGAACGAGTCTTAGCAGTAGGCGGAAGCAGGGCAACCATACCCTTCTCCGATTTTCTCTCGTCCAACGAGTATTTTGGCCCGAAGGCGGGAACCTACTACGTCGATCTGAACGTAGCGGCAACTGGCGGCGGGTCCCCCGATCATCCCTTTGCGACGGTCGCGGAGGCGATCACGGCCAGCAATGCCAGCATCGGGCTTGCCGCAAATCGCTGGTGGGCACGGCGTAACCGGATTTACGTCTGCGGAGACGGGATCACGGAAAGCCTCACCGTTCTTCCCGAGAAGTGCGACATCATCGGGTGTGGGTCGGACCTCTATCCCTTCCCGCGTATCATCGGGCGGCACACCATTGCGCTGGCAAAGGTTGGTTGCCGGTTCATCAACATCGGCCTGCAGGCCTCTTCCGCCACAGACCTCATGACCCTCCCCGCAGGCTGTCACGGCTTCCAGTTCCTCGGCGGACTGTGTATCCCCAAGTCCGGTGGTACGACGGTCGGATTCGGGATCACCGACACCGCCTGCATGAAGATTTCCGGGGCTACCTTCCAGATCGGCGGCGGCGCCATGGCCACCATCTTCGGAACAGCCATTTCTTTGCTCGGTACCATCGGGCATGAATGCGAAATCAGCCACAACAAGATCACCGCGACGGTCGGAATCCTCACCGCAACGGCTCTTGTGGCTCTCGGAAGTCACATGAACAACAACTTCATCCACGCTACCGGCCTGACGATCAACGACGTGGCGCAAGACTACTACGTCTATGACAATCGCCTGATTACGGACGTGGACATCGACTCCGACACCACGCTCGGGATCGTCTGCAAGCCCGAGCTGGCGTGCGGGAACATCATCACCGGCTCCGGTACCGCGGGAACCTCTGATTGGTATCCGTGGGCAAGGATTGCTGCATAACCAGTGACCGGGGCGGGGTTTCGGCCTCGCCCCGCCATTACAAGGAGAATCGGCCATGACTGAACCAAAGAAACAGACAAAGAAGAAAGCGCTACCGAGACCCCCGAAACCAACGCCTAAGCCCATCGTCGAGCACAACAAGGCATGGCGGGAAAAGCAGGGAATTCAGTAACCAAAAAACGTAAAGGAGAAAAACCATGAGAAACTTCGATATTTTCATCTACAGCGCGGGAGGGGTTGAAACATACTACTACAAGGTCCCCTGTCGCGGTGTTGTCCACGCGGTCAATGTGCTGGCCAACGCCACGCTGGTAGCAACCGGGACCATAATCCTCTCCAGGGATACCACTGCTGTCAATACAGTCACCGCCCCGACTGGGGATACCGCTGCCGGTACGTCTCTTGCCGG